ATCTATATAATAAATAAGAGATATTTCAGAATCTGTTAATGTTCTATTATAAATTCTTATTGAATCTATAGAACCATTCCAAGACCGTAATAAATCTTTTCTATTACCTATATATGTATTTATTGAACTATTAGGTATATTAATATTTTGAGTATAAGAAGTATTTAATATTCCGTTTATATAAGTTTTTTGTTGTGTACTATTAAAAGTACACGCTATAAAATACCAAGTGTTTGTACTCATTTGTGTAGTATCTGTTAAACTTGATACAGTATCGGTATATTGACAATCTATTCTATTACCTGTAATGTACGCTTTAAATTGTCCTTCATTTTCTATTAATCTACCTAAACTAGAGGCACCTTGTCCATCATATTTAAAAAACATAGTAAAACTACCACCTCTAGTAAAATTATAAGTACTATTTGTTATATTTATACTAGAGTTTGCATTATTGAATTTATATGTATTATTTACAAAAGTTACATTAGTCAATATACTACTTTTACTATATTGACTATAATCTTTTGTATAAGTATTATTACTTGTTTCTGGATTATTTTGTAAATATAATAATAATGAATTATCAGCAGATTGAGATACATAAAATAATTTACTAGCACCATAAGTATAATCATTCATAACTTCTTCATCAGTCCAAGTTCTATTTAAAATTTTAATTCCTCTAATTGAACCATTAAGACAAAATCCACAACTAGTACTAGGATGACCACCATAAGTTCCTATCATTATATCATTAAATCCATTATCCATAGGATAAGCATTTGCTCCAATAGTATCAGTCTCATCTAAAACTCCATTTATATATAGTTTAAATGTAATATTTTCTCTTGTAGCTATTATATGAGTCCAAGTATACCTTGGTATATCTGCTTGTTGTGTAAATAATCCACCACTAGTATTTACAGAATAATGAGAAACTCTAACGTGTGTAGCATTTTCTACTCCTGCACTAGAATAGTTTGTTATTATTAAAGCTGTTCCATTTCTAGTATTTCCTGATATATCACTAATTAATGCACCATAAATATCAAAAGAAGCTGTAGTTTTATTTCTAACATAAACCCATCCACCTATTGTATAATTAGTCATATTAGGTAATGGTTGTAATCCTGATTGATTTAATGTTATATAACCATTATTTGTTCCAGTAAAAGTATAAGCAGATATATTATCGTATGTTATATTACCAGGTTTTATTATACTAATATTTCTATTATATATACTATAGTCTTTTGTATAAGTATTATTACTAGTTTCTGGTATTGAAGGCATCCATAATAATAATGATTCATCTTGACCTGGTTTTATTTGAACTATATTTTCATAAGTTTTATTATATAATTCCGATATTTCATTTTCAGATAATCTTCTACTCCATATTTTTAAATCTCTCATAGTTCCATTAAAATTGGTTGGATTATTAGAAAGAACATCAGTTCCTAAACGACAAGTTCTTGCATTAGTATCTACATTTGTTATAGTACTAATGTGTGAATCAACACGTGTTGTATTAATATATAATGAAACATTTCTATCTGTTGCATTATGAGTCATAACCATTAAATACCAAGTATCGGCTGAAGTAATACCGTTTGATGTAGTATCTCCACCGTATAATGTACTATTTCTAAATCCGTAAACCATTCCACCAGATTGAACTGTTGAACGCATTTGAAATCCTACTCTAAAATCACAAACAACTATTCCTGTATCATTTGCAGAACTTAAAGAATTATATTTAACCCACACTGCTATAGTAAAATTATAAGTATCATTTAATACAACACTTCCTGGTTCCCAACCTAGTTGAATAAACTTTCTAGACATATCAGCACCTGTTGCATTACCTGGAAATACAGCACCTTCTGAACTTAAAGTTATATCTGCAGTTTTATTATATACATTACTTCTATTAAAATAATCATAAATATGAGTACTATTTCCACTTTCAGTAGTCATAGGAAGATAAACAATTTGACCTGTATCATAATTATAATCATTAGATTTATAAAATCCCCAAGCTTTAATATTAGAAAAGAAATTAGTAATACCTTTATAACCTCTTACATAAATCCATCCACTAACATTAGTATCAGTAGTTATATTACAATAATCACTAGCATTAATAATCCAATCACCAGAACCACTATAAGTACAAGTATTAGTTACTACTGTAGTATTAAGAGTCCAAACTTGATAAGAACCATTAGTACTACAAAGACTACCAGTAAAACACGAAGTAACATTAAAATAATATAATGTATTATTTATTAATCCTGTTAGTGTTCTAGAATGACTTGTAACTGAATCATCTAGTCTGCTAAATGTTCCTAAATTTAAAGTAGTTCCATAATTAACTGAAGTATTAGTATTAGTATCTGTATTCCAAGAAATAATCATACTATCATTACCTATACTGGAATTTAATACATTAGATATTGTTGGAGCTCTAGGAGTTGCACTAATAGTATAAGAACTAAGTGCAGAAGAATTTAAATCACCTACAGTGTTATTAACAAATATCTTCCAACCAATAGTCTTATTTTCACAAGCAGTAGGAACTACTTGAGTATAATTAATAATACTATTACCATTTAAAACAGATATAGCTGAAGTATTTACTAAAACATTACAACTAGCACCACTAGAATTATGTTCAAACCAATAATGACTAGGAGTACCTGTAGTATTAAAAGTTACAGTATGATTAATATTTTCACCAACATAAATAGGAGCTGACTCATTTATAGCAGGATTAGTTGCAGAAATATTAAAAGTATAATTAATTAAAACATCTACATAATTAGTTGATACTATATCTCCTGAATCAAAATCTACCCCCCTACAATTAATAGAGATATTACCATTAGTTCTATTAATAATATTTGATATATTGTTTCCTGTAAATATTGTACTTATACCTGCACCATAAGCAGTAGGTATTGTACCCCAAGTAAAAAATGTTTGATTAGTAGTATTTAATATATAACAAGTTCCTGATTCAGCAGCATTTTCAGAACCATTATAATAAACTCTTAAACTAGATATAGTAGCATTAACAACTATTTGATTTGGAACTCTAAAAAAGAAAGTTATTCTAGGGTCGTTATTAGTTGTACCTTGTGTTATATTAACATAAGTTAAATCTTGTGTACTTAAATTAGTATAGTTAGCTGCAAGTAATAATACTCCCCCCATACCTTCAGCATAAGTAATAGCAGTAGTACTAGTAATACCTGAAAGATTATATATAGCAGAATTATTTTGTGTATTAGTAAAATTAAGATTAATACTAGCAGCGTTTACACTACTAGAAAGAATTAAAAAACTTAATATAAATAATATTCCTTTTAACCATTTCATTATATTATAATTACTCCAGTTCCATTATTCATCATAAAGCTTGTACAACCACTATTCATACAATACTTTTTATTTTCATAAGTAATAATACCATTAGTTGTTGTTATTGTATTATTAACTGTTAAATTTTGTGATATAGTTACATTAGTAAAGTTAGCATTTCCTGTAACAAATAATCCTGTAAAATTAGCAACTGTTCCATTTTCAACTTTTGTTAATAAACTAGTAGTTAAACTTGTATTCAAGTTAGTTATGTTTAATTGTAAATTAGTTATTAAACTTCCTTTAGTTAAGTTATCTGATTGTAATATAGATATATTACTTGCTAAACTATTATCTTTAGCAGTAAGAGAACTATTAAGATTAGTAACATTTGTTTGAACACTATTTACATTATTTTGTACATTACTTATACTTGTTGTTAAGGAACTATTTAGATTAGTAACATTTGTTTGTACACTCGAAATAAATGGCATATAATCTATAACATAAATAGGTATATTTTGTAAATAAGACCAATTTAAATTACCAAAAAGATTAACTCCTCTAACGTCAGTAGTACTTGTTATATTATTAAATGTTACATTACTTGTAATATTAACGGATTGGTCTGCAGAGAAACCACCAGCTCCTCCTGTTTGGTCAGTACCACAATATAATTCTCCATTACTACTATTTGCTTTAACATCACAAGAAGTTTGAGCAAGACTTGTTATACTAATATTATCACCAAATCTAACTTTACCTCTATTAGTATATATAGCATAACTTTGATTTATAGCTTGACCATTAGTTGTTGTATTCATATCATCTACATATAATCCATAGGCATTAATAACTTTAACAGAAGTATCATCAGTTAAAGTTAATCCACTAATTTGCATACCATAATAATTAGTAATATTAGTCATAAAACCGTATAGTAAAGCTCTATAAGCATACACATTAGTAATATTTAAAGATTTAGTTTGAGTAGCACCATAAGGACTTATATCTGCAACATATCCTTGAACTCTAGAAATATCTCTATTTCTAGTTGCTTCTTCTAAAACAATTAAATTATAAACACCATAATAAGAACCATTGGTTTTAGTATCTCCACTATCAATATAACCAGTCATTATATCTAACCCACCAACAGCTGTTGAAGTATTAGTTTCATTTACTAAAGTATAAATACCACCACCTATTAGACCTTGTGTTTTATTAGAAGTTGATTTAATAGAAAATCCTTTATAAGGTGAACTTCCCATATAATTTCCTATTTTAGTATCAAAAGTACTAGTCCAATATATTTCAGCTTTTAAAGTTAAATTACTAGCATTAATAGCATTAAATGTTACATTAGCAGTAATATTAACATTCTGATTAGCACTAAAACCACCACCTGCTCCTCCTGTAGCATCACTACAGAAATCTCCATCAGAACCACCTGTAATATTAGCACAATTAATCATACCAGTAATATTAACTGCAACAACTTGGTCAAGATTAGTAAGATTTCTAATCAATGATTCATTTAATGCTTTACATATTTGTTGTGAACCATTCGGCATACTAGTCCAAATATTTCCAGCAGGACATTCAGTAGCATAAGTAACAGTATCATTCCATTTACTATTAATATAAGTTTCATTAAGGAATATAGCTAATGATGAATTATATAATCCAGGAGTTGAAGTACTATTAAATCCAACATTCTTAGTATTTATTTGATTAGTTAAGGAAGTATTTAAATTAGTAATATTAGTTTGTAAATTAGTAATCAAAGAAGTTTTTGTAGCATTATCAGCAACAAGAGCAGTTATATTAGATTGTAATATATTATCTCTAGCAGTTAAACTACTATTAAGATTACTTAAATTAGTAGCTAAACTATCACCATTACCTTTACTATAATAACTAGAATTACCATAAGAACTATTAATAAAATCATTATTATTAGTAAGATTAGAAGTTAATGTAGGAACTCTAGAAGAATCTAATTTAGTACCAATAAGATTAGTTAAACTAGTATTAAGGTTAGTTATATTAGTCTGTAATTGAGAACCTTTAGTATCAACATATCCAGTATCATTCCACTTAGAATTAACATAAGTTTCATTAAGATAAATAGTTAATGAATTATTATAAAGTCCTGGTTCAATAGCATCATTAAATCCACCACCAGCACCACCAGTAGCATCATTACAAAAATCACTATCAGCTCCACCAGCTTGAACTATATTAGCACAAGAAATATTAGCATTAGAGATATTACCTAAACTATTTTTTCTAACAATAGTATTATTATCAAGACCAGAAATTTGACTAGTTAAACTTGTATTAAGATTACTTATATTAGTTTGAGTACTAGCAATATTAGATTCAGCATTAGATATTCTAGTAGTAAGAGAAGAATTAAGGTTAGTAATATTTGTCTGTAAACTACTTTGACCAGATTGTAAAGTAGATATTTGATTACTTTGTGTAGTATTGTCAGCCTGTAAAGCATTATCCTTAGCAGTTAATGAAGAATTTAAATTAGTAATATTAGATTGTAAAGAACTAGTTTGAGAATATAAAGAAACATTATTAGATACTAATTGATTAAGTTTAGTCCAAATACTAGTGTTATCACTACTATAGAGTGATAATAATAAATATCTTAAATCAAAATATGTTGAGTTAATAGCAATAGTACCAGTACTAGTAATAGTACCACCAGTAAGCTCTGGAGCAGTAATTGTAATACTTGATACCCCACCACCAGGTCCACCAGAACCAGGTAAAAGTTCTGAACCATTATAATAATAATAACTGTAAGCATAAAAACGAGTAGCATTAATAGTAGTAGCATTATTAATTCCATACCTACCTCTTCCATCTTGGTCACCTACCCAGTAAGTAGTTAAAGCATAAGTATTATGTGACATTATAATACAAATTAAAAGTAGTGATAGGAAAGTACGATTTTTCATAAAGCCTCAATGTTATCCATACGAACTAATATATAAATGTTTCTATTTATATTAAAAAAGTGAGGGTGGAGGAACCCCTCAATTATCCTCCAAAGAAAAAAAATTACTTAAGCTTCGTATGACTCAATAGTACATACACCATTAGCTCTTAAGATTTTGAATTGATATTCTTCACTACCAACAAAGTTAGTGTATCTTCCTAATTCAAATCTTTGACTTCTAATAGTAGGTAATGCTTTTTGACATATACCAAATGCTGGTTCTCCAGACATATCTACACCAAGTACAATTGCTTTAGTCTTATTGGATGAAGGAGCTATTAAAGTAGAGTAAACTACAGTTAATCCACCAAGCATCTTGATTTCTCCACCAAGAACAGTTTCTCTTCCACCATATTGACTTGCGTCTCTGAAAGCAGAATTCTTCATTAATTGTCCAAGTTGTCCTGGAGATACAATCAATACTTTAGGTATTAATTTATCTTTTAAGATTTCTGTTCTAGCATTAACAATATCATCCCAGTCAAGTGTGTTACTTGATGCAAGATTTGATGCTACAACACCATCAGAAACTACTGCATTACCAGCTGATGCTTGTAATAAAGCTACTGCTAAAGTATCTCTTTCAAGAGCTAAAGCATAACCAATTTTGGATGCCATATCAGAAGCTACATCATAAAATGCTCTTCTTGCTTCCTTATCAGAAAGTGAGTAAGCAAAAGCATATTCAGTTGGTACAAATTGTACTGTAGTTACTGCGTAAGCTGCAATTGTTACATCTGCACTTTCATCTACTGCTGCTGCAGCTGCTGGAGCACTATTAATTGTTACATTAAGTGAGTCTCCTGGAGCTCCTAATATATCATTGTATACCTTAGCATACTTTGATACAACTATTGTATCTTCTATGTGTCTTAACACTTGTTTGTTCCATAACTCTGGATTGATATAACCTGCAGCTGTTGCTGTAGATTGGAATCCGTTGGAGTCAATGGCGTTCATTACTAATTCTTTGTAATCCATTTTTGTTCCCTCTATATTTTTTATCTTTGTATACTACCAGTTTTTTCAAAATAATAACTTGGTAAGTTAAAGTGTTTTCTAAACGCTTCTGCACTTTGTCTCTCTATTTCTGTATGATTAAGTTGTGAGACATCTACCTCTGAACCATTAACCCTTTTTACATTAGGATTATTAGTTTGTGCAAATGGTGATTGTGTACTTGAAACTACTCCTTTACGTTGAGCTTCTAATTCCATAAGTCTCTTCTCAAAAGCTTCCTGTTGAGATTTAGATTGAGCTTGTGCTTCTGCTAATTTCTTTGCTGCTTCTTCTTCAACCCTTTTTAATTGGTCTTTTAATCTTTCAGCTTCCATCTTAGCTTCGTACTCTCTACGAACTTTATCTTCAATCTCTCTAGTAATACTATCAGTACTAGACTTTACTGCTTCAACTTGAGTAGCTAATTTCTTAGTTACTTCAGCTTCAATAGCTGAAACTGTTTCTTCTTTAATTATAGGTTTATTCTCCATTTAAATCACTCTCCAGTTTAGCAATTTCATTTACTATACCATCAAGGATTTGATGAGAATGTACTAATTGTTCATCAGCTGATTTAATAGTACTCAACATACTTTCTTCCTGATTCTTCCAATCAAGTTCAACCTTTTGGAAATTTAATAAATTAAGTTTTTTAAGATTAGCTAAGTATTCAGGATTAGTCTCATAATCCCAAGTAGGTTTTACTATCTTAAAATTTTCTAAGATAATCTTTTGATTTTCTCTAAGTAACCTAACACCTTCTTGATGAATTCTTAATCTCTCTTTAACTTCTGGAACTTGTTTTCCATAAAGTTCTTGTTCTTTTATTAGATTATCTCTCATTCTAATCTTTCTTTCTAATTCTAATTTCATTTCTTCTTTCTTTTCCATTTTATACCTCACTTGTCTTTAACATCATCCCATTTACTAGGATAATGTGGGACTGTTAAATCTGTATCAATAAATACAGGAATTCTTGCATTATGTAAATCCATATATAAGTAAACATCTGAATGTTTATTATCAAACCTTTCATCAGTCCAGAAAGGAAATTGTTTAATAATATTTTTATGAATTAATGTACATCCTAAACCACAACCGTGACAGTTTCTTAAACCTGTATTTAGGAATTTTTGTAATTCTTCTGGATAAATAAGTCTTGTACCTGTTACTCCTAATTCGTGACTCTTAGTAAAAAATATACACGGAATTCTTCCCTTAGTTCCTAGGAAGTTACTTCCTTCAAGCCAATAAACACTTCCTACAACAAGTTTACCGTGATTTAATAATCTTTTAAGACTATCAGGAGGTGGAACCAAATCTGACTCCACAAATAAAACGTAATCATAATCATTTTCTAAAGCATACTTGCGTATATAATTCTGAGAGTCACTAAGTGTATCTCTAGAATTTTTAGCTCTAGTAATATGTTTTATAGTACAATTATTCTTACTATAACCTCTCTGAATCATTTTATGATAATAATTCATTGTTGAACTATTATCAACAATAAGGATATGATAATTGTGATAATCAATATTTTGAACTGCTTCGTAACATTTAGGGAAGATATAATCTTTGCCTTCATAAGTTACAATACCAATTAATACTTTACTCATTTCAATCTCCGTTTCAAGTAAAACACTTAAAGACTTAAGCTTTTACACTAACAATATCAGCATTAACAAGCTTAGGCTTATTAGTAAAAGTAAATCCCATATATACAGGATTTCTTATTCTACCAGTACTATCCTTATCACCATAAGCTTCAATGCTTAACTTCTTAAATTTATCAGTATGATTTTTGTATCTTTTATCAAGAGCTGCTTGAATCCAAAGTTTACCTTCATTAACAATAGCACTAATCTTTTTAAAGATACCTTTCTCTTTTTGTAATTCCATCTTTATAGCATCAACATTATTACCATATTTTTGGACTAAGGATTGTAATTTCTCGTGGTCAATATCTGGAAGAGTACTGCCATAAGTATTTATTTGATTAGCAATATCTTGTAAATCTTCTTCAGCAAAAAATTGATTACTAGTATTATAAGTATTATCAGCAAGGATAGCTTCAATAACTAATTCTTCATTTTCAGAATTCATAACTACTTTAGTTTCTGATTCTGATAATTCGAATGTAAAAAATTTATTATCAAATTCTTCAGATAAAGCTAGAATACCATTATCTTGCTTTACTAATTTAGTCTTTAATGTTTCCCAAGCTACAGCAAATGCTATAGGTTCTGGATTCTTATCTAACTGTGAACTATATACTTCCATAAACAAGTCTTGAGCTGGTTTAGGTAAATCTTTTATTTCTTTTATTTCCATATTCTCTCTTATTCCTTAGTAGCAAATGTATAAGGGTATGAACCAAAATTAGTAACATTCTTTACCTCAGCATTTCTAACCATTGATTTTTCATTAGCTTTACTACGAACTGAATTACCAGTTGCATCCTGTCTTTGTCTACTAGGAGCAGAATCGTGAGGTTTATTACCTATCATTCCTTCACTACCTTGAGCAACGTCATCATTACTCATATCTTCTGTATCAGATAATTTACCAGTAGCTTCAGCCATATCTTCAGCCATTTCAACAGGGTCTTTAAATAAAACCTTGGTATTAAAAACAATACCTTGAGATTCAAGGAATTCTTGTATTGCTTCATCAGTCATCATCATATTCTTCATCTTCTCAGCTATCTCAAATGTTCTCATTCTAGCTGTTTGGTCAAGAACACCGAAGTCAAATAAAGCTTTATCATAACCTATCTTAGGGAATAAGTCATAACTAAATAATTCTTCAAGTATTCTCTGTATACTAAGTACTGTTGTATTCAACGCATTAAATTGTTCTACAGAATTACTTCTTCCACTAGCATCAGGTTGTCCTACAGCTATTGGAGGAACTTGTAATAACATTAAAATTTGAGTATCACACCAGTCAAGAACCTTAAGGATTTTATCTCCTTCACCAAATGTATTAAGCATTTGATAAGTTACTTTACCTTGTAATATTAATGGTTTAGTCTTATCTTTTTCAGAAGCCTTTAAGTAACTAAGGAAATCTTTTAATCTAGCTTCACTAGCACCTGATTCAATAGCATAAAGTCCTCTTAATTGATTAGTTCCAAAGAACCAAGTTAAATATTGTCTAATATAATCTTTTAGTAGTACCGTCTCATAAAGTGTTTGCATATCTAAAGGACTAGCCCATACATTAGTAGTAATATCACGAAGTTTAATATGAACAATCTTATCAGGAGTCCACGAAGGTTTAGTTCTACTACCAGAAAGCGGTGATTGAGAATAACCAGTTACATTACCAAAATCATCAGCTTCAATCCTCATAAAAGTAGTTTCAAGAACATTAATATCAGTTACTTCAGAACCCTTCTTAACAATTTCAAGGAACGCATTATTATATAAAATTAAGTTATATAAAGCCTTTCTTAATACAGCATCAAAACGTAATTCTCTAAGCTTATCTTCTAATTCAGCTTTTCTAGATTTTTTATCCTTAGCTATAATTCTCCAACCTGATTCTAAAGTCTTATCAGTTAAAGTAATAATAGCACCCTTTACTAACGGGTCATTTTCAAGAATTTTTAAAGCTTTAGCAGTATCAAACTTAGGAGCTCTCTCATTAAGAACACCATAATTAAAACTAGAGACACCATAATAGTCCTCTATTAAGCCTACACTATTTGCATTATCTACTATTATTTTCTTTTTCATATTTAATTCCATATACCAAAGGTTAAACCTGACAAGAATCCCTTGGTAGGGATGGAGCAAAGATACGGCGTACGACAAATGTCAGGACTGTTTCAATTACTATATGTTATATAGTATTTTATTTATAAACCTTTGCTTTTTTAACCTTTCTTTTTCTATAATTATTGAATGAAACAGTAAAAACGTTAAGATTTTCTAAGTTATCTAAGTAATATCTTGGATTAGCAATTATCTTATCACAGGTAGTTTCGAAGTATTCTCTTTCCTCTTCTTTAGTCATAAACAAGTATAACTTTGATTCAATATCTTTATTCATTATCAACATCATCTGGATTAAAATAATCAATCTCTTTACATTCTCTAGTACTAATAGGATAATACTCATACCTATAATATCCAAATACTTCTTTATAAGGAATCTTCTTCATCTAAATCACCTACAGTATTATAATCATTTAAGTCATAGTAATTAAAACTATCTTCTTCTTCAACATAAAAGTAACAAGACATCACAAAGGAATCTATTAAGTCATCATTATATCCAGGTGCGTGTTGAATATTAGATTGTCTATTACCTTCTGTTTGTTCTAAAGCTATCATTTCAGTCTTTAAATCACTATCTTCATAAGATACTATTTCTTCACGATTAAGTGAAGCTCTAAAAGCACCATACTTTTTAACCTTATCAGAACGGAAATTCATAGGATGAACATTCCATCCCTTATTAATCATATCACGAATAAGATAAGCACCTTGAGGACATTCATCAGGAATAATCCTTTGAACATTAAATACCTTAAGTAATTCAGCAATATCATCCATTAAAGACTCATCACCATCAACAGGATAAGACTTATGATACAATCTCATTTTCTTATTATCCTTAGTCAAAGTACTAATTGTAATAACTGTTTTACTACTTACTTTTCCACCAAAGTCTACACCCATATCACATTCATTAACATAAGAATTTAGCATACTATAATCCTTAGTAAATAATTTAAATACTTTATCTTGATTAAAGTAACTCTTCTCTCCTCTTACAAATCTACAATAATAAGCTCTTTGAACTTCATCAATTTTACCATCCTTATTCATTTGCTCAATAGTCTTTTTAACAGTAGCATAATACTTAGGATTTTCTAATTCAATAGCATCTACAGAAAACATTAATCTATCTGCTGGGTGCTCTGTATAATCATCCTGTGGGTCAGCTAAACGATAAAAGAATCCACTAGGAGTCCAAGGAGTACTAGTATAAATTCTTATAGCATCCGTAGAGTTCCCTGTAGGATAAATATAATCATAATGGAATTGGTCATCAATTCTATCAGTCATACCAGCTTCATCTTCAATAACAATAGTAAAAGTTTCACCCAGTACTATTGGAGTAGGTGGATAAGATTTTATTACAGAACCAGATTTAGTACCCTTAAGTAAATATTCACCGTGAACTTTTTGATTATAAGGTTTAAAAGTAATAGTAGTAGTATTATTAGGTTCAACGTCATCCAATAATTTACTAAAGAACTTAGCTCCAAAGGAAGGTTCTCCATTAGGGTCTTTGTAAGTCTCTTCCATAAATCTGTCACCACTACGTAGTAGCTTCTTCATTTCATAAAGTAATTTCTTAGCTTGAGTATCAGAAGCAGATACAACACCAACTAAAGTATGATTATGTACTGTTCCAGGATATTTATTAAACACACAAGCCCAGATAGCTAGTATAGCAACAATCATACTCTTACCAATCTGACGACTAGTTAATGCTACAAATTCTTTAGTCCAGTACTCTCCTTTCATACTCTTAACTATTCTCATAGCAAAATCTACTTGCCAAGCATATAACTTAATACCTAACATCTTTTCAGCAAATATAACTACATTCTCTGAAGATTGTTCTAATAAACCTTTTCCAGATTGTGGAATCCTATGTTCATTCATTAATCGAATAAATACTTCATCTACTTTAGTTTCACTTAATACCATTTTAATAATGTTCTCCTAAGATAGTATCACAATAAAGATACTTATACTTTTTACAAATATTTTCATAAACTACACCATCACTAACATTACCATCATCATACCAGTAATTAGTAGCTTCAAAAACTTCTTTACGAGCAGTTAAGTTCATAATATCAATTTTACAAACAATAGGAGGATAACCAGTAAGAATATGATGCTTACTGTAATCTCTAGGATTATCATAAGAAAAATAACCACCATTATCTTTCATTCCCATCATCTTAACTTTAGCAATAACAACATCAGGACTAGCATTACTAGTAATAAAATTATATAAGTCTTGTAAAGCATTAGGATAATAAAAGTTATCAATATTATTATTCAAGATATAAAGTCCTGTAGCTTTCTTCATTCCTGGAGTTCTTAAATTATCTCCACCAACTCTAGCTCTAAATAATGACTCTTCCATCTTAACATCTAATGTACCAAAATCTATATCTAATACATCTACTCTAGCACCATCGTGCATTAATATTAATTCAAAGTCCTTAAATGTTTGAGCTTTTAAGGACTCAATAAATCTAACTCTTTCTTCTTTTGTTACTACTGAATCACAATCAGCTATTACTAAACTAAAGAATGGTCTCATTTTGCCCTCACTAATAATAATCTATCAATACGTCCTTCTTTTACAAAATTAAATTCATCAACAGCTTGTTGTACTCCAACCCAATTAGAATCATAATCGTGGAATAATAAATGCTTACCCTTGTCTTTATAATTTAATATATCTTGTTTTACACCATTATAAGAATGGTCAGCATCAATTAAAATAATATCATAATCATCATCAGTTAAAGATACAACGTCACTAGTAAATCCTTTTATCTTTTTAATATTAGTAAAATCTTTTGTATTATTATCAAATTGTTCTTCCATTCCTCTAGGCTGACTTCTATAAACATCTGATTGAACTTTCTCTAAATAAGGACAATCATCAATCCAAGCATCCACACAATGAAGTTCTTTAGCAACACTAGCAATAACATAAGCACTCTGACCAATATGACTACCTAGTTCTAAAACTTTTTTATTTTTACATACAGCTGCTAAGTATTCTAATTCTAAAGTATTCATTCCACCAAATCCAAATTTTAAAGCCTTAACAACTATATCCATTTAAATCTTCTCCAAGATAAAGACTCCATTACCATAAGGATATTGAGACCAATTATCTTTTATACCATCTACACGATAATAAAATTCATTACACTTAAATCCAGCTTTCTGAAATTCTTTAATCCAGAACTCTTCATCTTCTTTAGTAACGTGAGTTATATCCATTTCATATTCTCTGATTCTAAATTTACCATTATCTCCTAAAGGTATAACAGCTAAGAGATTACCATAATAATCCAAAGCAGTATAAATTTCAGATAATACTTTTGGTAAATCTTCCTTAGTAACGTGTTCTAAAATATCCTTAGCAATAACTAATTCAAACTTTTTATCGAAGTCTAATTTAGTAGAAACAAAATCTTTTATATCATCATCAGCAGTACTGATAGCGTATTCTGAAATATCATAACCATAAGCTGGAACATCAAGAAGTCTTAAAGCTTTAACTAAATAACCTTTAGCACAACCATAATCTAAGACTGGATTAGTACAAAATCTACTCTTTATCCAGTTAGCAATAGGAAATACATATTCAGGTCTAAAGTGATAATTAGTATATCCTGATATTCTTTTCTCAACACCATTCTCAAAATAGTCTTCATTATATTTTTCAGTCATTTCTTACCTCTAAGCAAAGTTCTTATGCTTTACTTCTTGTTTTAATCCGTGTATATACTCATTCTGTCCTGCATACTTACAAAATTGACAATCAAGTAATCTAGCAGCAGAAGGCTTACTATAGTATTCAGTAATATGTTCTACGTCACAAACCTTAAATTTTTCATTAACATTCAACTTATTATCAGGACTTAATGCTAGACTAGGACAATCATATACATTACCATCAGTATACACAAAGGGTTTAACTAAATGCATATAACAATTATCGTGCTCTCTAGTAGTCTTAACATTAAAATCCGAAAGGAATAAGTACTTAGCTCTATCTTCGAGTTTAAAATGTTTTAATCTTCCACCTACATAAGGCATCATCATATCAATATTTTCTTTACCAAGAGTTAAGTCAGGAGTAAGTCTGGTTGGTATTTGATATTTATCTGTAAAATCTACAACTTTCTCTAATGTCTTTTCAGAACCTTCAGTCCATATATAAACAGAAGATATGTCAATAGCTGGATTAATTCTTCTAGCTTTCTCAACTGTTTCACCCATCTTCTTCTCAAAACCATTATTGAAATTAAGACCGTGTAATGAAACTCTCATCCATTGAAGTTTATCATAAGAATTAAAAAATGGAAGCTTAATACCATTAGTAATAATAGCCACATCCATACCTCTTCCGTAAGCGTGGCTAACCACATCATCGAGACGCCTGTACATAGAAGGGTCACCACCACCAGTAATTTCCAACCCTTTTGTTCCAAGGTTGCAAAATTGGTCAATAGCTGAAATTGCTCTTTCATAAGTAAGTTCCTCCGATAAATCTCTATTACCATAACAACAGTAACTACAAGTAAGATTACATCTGTTAGTAAGTGACATGTGTATCATAACTGGACTAGTAGGTTTACCTTGTTGTATATTAGCAAGTTTATCTAAATGTCTCGTGAGCTTGTGAGTATTACTGGTAAAATCTCTACCATCTAATTCTTTTGATTTATTCATTTTAACTCCTTTAATAATTCTCTAGCTTCACACAAACATTTTATTTTACCTTCATAATTTTCAATTTCTAAAATAATATCTAAATTATTATATAAATTACGTTTATACCTAAGGATTCCAAAATCATTCATATCTTTATCATAAATATGAAGATGGTCAATATCTATAAAATAATTTTTACAACACTCTGGTAAGAATTCTCTATTAAGACAATCAATAGGGTCTTGGTATTTAGTATTACATTTAGGACAAGTAAATCCTGTAGCAGTAGAATGATGCATTATCTCACCTCTAAGTCAGGATAACGATTATAAATATCCTTAAATCTTTGAATAGCAAGAGAATCAATTTGAGCTTCAGTATAAGTACCCTTACCATTCTTAGCATAATCCTTAATATGCTCAACCTCGTGAAGAGTAGTAATTCTTCGTAAATCATAATTTTGTGGTAATGAATTAAGTATCATCTTCTTCTCATCAATATCAGTATGACCAAAGAGTATAACACCACCAATCATACAATCCAACGGAGCAATTCTGGTATGATTAATATCATAAGAAGTAATAACATCTATAAGAGTACTATCCCCAGAAACCTCTTTAATTATCTTTTCAGGAGGTTTAGTAATATAAATAACCTCAGGTTCCATAGTACACGCACCTATTAATCCAGCTAATCCTAAAACTAAACCTTTCATTAGAACACCACCTTATCATCAGTATCAGTATCTTTCTTATATAATTCATCACGTTTTCTATGATAATCTTCAAATATAAGTTTATAATCAGGATGCCAAGAAAGGTCATAAGTCTTAATAGTCTGCTTAAAAGCTTCCATCTCATCCTTACAATGCTTATAAGAAGCATTATAGTATTGAATAATATCACCAATGTATTGTAATTGTTTAGTACTATCAGCAAAATCAATAAGTTCATTCAATGTCTTTCTATCCATATTATCCCTCTTTTCTTTATATCTAGGACTCTGGCAATATTTAAGAGTACAAATACCAATAAATAATCCAGTAGCAATTAATAAGGTTCCAAGTTTCCTTTTAGAGTAATACATCTCTGACTTCCTTCTCTATCTTAGGCTTCTTACCAAAAGCATCATTATTAGTAGTAATCTTCTCACTAGCATCAGTAGTTACAGGAGCATTATATAAGGGACTCTTTGGGAATCTATCAGGAGCAGCCTGATTAGGCATCCTAGTAAGTACAATAAAATTATTAGGATTAGTACTATTAACAGTTTTATTAACAGCAGTAATACTAGTAATAAAGATATTACCATCATCATCAATAAACATTAATGCTTTACCCGAACTAGTCAATTTTATAACAGCCATAATTAAAAACCTCAGGAATCAAAAAACACCCTTCCTAAGTACTATACTACTAGCCTATTAATAAAAATGGCTAGAATCGCTTATAATTGCGATATAAAGCATTTTAGTACTAGGGATGAAATCCAATAATACAGGAAATCAATAAACCTGATAAAACATATAAATATAACAACTAATATATAAACCTTTCGGTAGGAGCACAAAAATGGCTATATTAAACATTATTAACTATTATAACATATTATAACATATTATAACAAATACCAATAAATTTAAATATATTCTAACATATACAAACATATTAAC